GACAATGATGCGCGGCTGCGCACAGCAGGCCACATCACGATGACACCTCGAGTCATAAGGTGTCATCGCTATGTGATGTGCGTCATCCCAGGTATCTGGTACACCAGTCTTTACGCCGTCGACCATTGGATAGCGGTAGCCAGCTCTGAGCGAGGCCACTCATCTGACGACAAGACTTTCTACGCGAACATCCACCTCAAGTTTCTCCGCCTGGGCGAGCTAAACGTCCCAGACGAAGATTTTGAGAGGTTCAAGATGGACACCATCCAGGTGATCCAGCTCATGGATTCGGGTTTTCATCCGGCTGGAGTGCGCTGCTGGGGCGCGCTCGCAGCGCGTCGCGTATAAACTGGGGCGGGTCAACCCTCGGAGCTTATGGGTACAGAGCTCGCGAGGTCCCGCTTCCCCGCATAGATCTTATGCTGGGAAAAGTAACACTCTGTGCAGATCAGCGGAAGCCCAGGTCTCTAAACTACGTTAATCTGCCGGATGTTCCAATTGTGCCCAACACTGCCCCATTAAGTGGTGACCGTAATGACATAGACACTGCGATCCAGGGGGCGGCAAAACGCTTTGCGAAGGTCACGCGGCCGTTCCAGAACCAGCACGCTAAACCTCTCAAGAAGTTCGTGAAGCAGTGGTGCCGCAAGCATTTGCGGCCCATCGAGTGCGAGATGTCCTTTGAGGATTGGTTGGACTCAACCGATTACTCTACGTCTCGTAAAGAAGAACTTCGCCAATGCCGGGATAGATATGTTTGAGGTGGGATTAAGGCTGACCAAATGCGTAAGGTCAAGTCCCACATCAAACAGGAGAGTTATCCCGAGTACAAACACGTGCGGCACATCAATGCAAGGTGCGACCTTGCAAAGGTTGTGTTTGGCCCGATCATAAAGGCTGTTGAAAAGATGGTGTACGACGCAACCAGGTCTAATGGTGACCCCATCTTTATTAAGCACGTACCTCTCCCCGACAGGCCAGCTTTGCTAAGGAAATTGAAGCAAGCTGGGTGTCGGTATGTTGAGTCAGACCACAGCGCTTATGAGGCGACCATCAAGGAGCGTCTCATGACACTAGTGGAGGTCCAGGTGATCAGGTTTGTTTTCAAACACAGGCCAGACATCGTGGAACTGTTTGCCGACGTCGAGCGCGGTGAAAACCACCTGTTCTTAACGTCCCTTGGCATCAAGATCATTTTGGAGTTCTTCCGGTGTTCTGGTGACATGTGGACGTCCCTTTGCAATGGGTTGGTGAACATCATTTCAGCCGAGTATGGGGTAGCCCATGTCGGTGGAGTGTTCTGCGGAGGTTTCGTCGAAGGCGATGACGGGATATTCGCAGTCCAAGGCCCTGTCCCAACATGGGACATGATGTCCGAGCTAGGCC